GGAAAATATCCCCGTTCCACCACGTCCTTTATCAGGACCTCTGGGGAGGGGATTGGGCCATCTAAGGAATATTTCCTTAGACGTTTTAACTTCTGACGTACCGAATGGTAGGTCGGATACCTTGTCTGCGGTGCTTGTGAATGCAAACACCATATACAGACAACTTATTAAAGTCCAACAACAAGATCCCGTTAGGAATCTTGTCGACTGGCATAAATTTTACCTTGACCAGAATTTGGTTAAGGGAATACCTCTAGGCATGATTGGAGATAAGCAGCTTAGAGTTGATGATGCAATTGGAAAATGCATCAAAACATTTTGGTGGTTCAAATATGTTCTACCAAGAAACTACAAAACCCGCCGAATAGTGGGTTTTGATATAATCTATAAAAGGAAAAACCTTTTATGGACTCCATGTTTGGTTCCTGTTTTTATGGACCAACATACAAACTTGTCCTTTCATTGGAATGAACAAGTATACAGACCTGCACTATATAAGGTGATAGTGCAGGTCTTAGCTGGCCACTTTGGATCTATCCAAAAGGGCCAAACCAATTTACTACACAGGAAATGTGTAGGAATTAACCAGCTTTACTCCGCAATGGAGTCAACTGATGGTACTATATACAGTATGTATATAAGAGACCCAAAAAGACTTACAAGGGAAGAATTCTTTGTAAGGCAATTAGAGGTTTTGCAAAATATGCTAAACCCAGGATTCCCTTCTCTGCTCAAGAGAGCAAAGAAGCGGTACAGAAAAGCATGTTTTTCAAATGAAAAATATGATTTGACAAATATCGGTGAACCTATGAGGATCTACCGAGGATTTTACCCTAGTTCCAAATATGGATCTAGGGCTTTCGGCTGGGAGGTCATGATGATCACTCAGACTCGATCTCTCTCTAACCCAGGGTTTAGAGAGATGGAAATTTCTAGGAAGAAATTTATAAAGACATTGTCCATAAGGAGTAATGTTTGCAACGTCGATATAAATAGTTATATCGAGAAATTCTTTTCAGACTCCGACTGGAGGATGACAAGATTTTGGGAGAAATCTAAAGTTATTTTCGGTTCCTCCGCATCATATGAACACAGGCGAAAAGCTGGTGGTCAGAAAGTCGGCCTTTCTAATTTATATAGAAAGTACGAAGAGATAAAGCATCTAAGATGTCTTAAATGCTTTGGATGTCATGTGAATAAGGATAATCCTACACATGGTGAAAGGATATTCTATACTGCGCTAGATAGAATATTAAAAAGGCGTGATTCAAAAATCATACCTAAACACCGGTTTACACAAATAAGTGAACCTGGATTTAAGTCTCGTTCATTAACAATGAACGAGGAAGAGCTTACAGCAGTGTTATCTCCTTACTCGAAGATAACATTAGAACTGCTTAAGAATTTTCCCGAAACCTGTTCTGGTGTTTCGGAAGAGCGTTCAGGGTGGAAATCCATCGATGAACTTGGAAATTGTTTACCGAAAGGTAAACAATTATACGGTCTCTCCTATGACTTAGAAGAAGCCACAGACTACTTCAGTTTTGAAGTTGCAAGACAAATACTTATTTCAATGAATAAGATATTAGGAATACCAAAAGCCTATGGGAATTTGGTAATAGATCTTATGTGTAATCCACATAGGATTGAATTCAAAGATGGAACATCAATGAAAAATTACAGGGGAATCCTTATGGGTTCACCAGTAACTAAAACTTTGTTAACCATGCTACAAATTGTAGCATGGGGAATGACAAAGGAAAAATTCAACCGGAAATTTCTTTTCGGTCGTTTTGTCGGCGATGATGGATTCATTGCTTCAGATTCTAAGGATGCTCTATTGTTACACATAGAGAACCTAAAACTTCTTCAGGTAAAAATATCTGAAGATGATACATATATGTCCGACAGATATATACATTTCACTGAAGAGTTATTAATGATTCCTCAGGATGGTACCAATACAGTTAAATACTGTATAGGTACAGGCGACTATAGTAGATTACCATATGTCGATTATCCCAGAGTCAAACTTTTAATGTTGACCGGGACAAATTGCCCGATGGATCGTTTAGATCCATTAGGAAAGTTCTCCTTGTTATCAAAGGAACAAAAATATGTTCGTGGCCTACAGGTCATAGAACAAAGCTTTGAAATAGCGTCGCTAATTCAAGATATTAAGTTAACTGATAGTATATCAGTCAACCAATACATCCCACAGATATTTGGGGGAGGAAATAAAATACCGTATAACATACAGGTATTCAAGTCCACACTAGCAAGAGCTGGTATGGGTTACCAGAAATACATTTTGTCGCTTATACGACAGTATATTCTGGAAAAGAATGGCTTACCCAATAAACTCGGAGATTTCTCCAGGTTCGGTGTAAGACATAATAAGTTTTTCAAGTATAATACTTGGAATTCAAAAGTAGAGGATGATCCTCTACCGGAAAATATGAAGAAGTTTTTACTTCTTGATAGGAAGATCTGTGAAGAGTTGCATCCACAGGTCTATGGAAAACTCTGTACGGTAGGCGTAACAGAGTCACAACTCAAGGTCGACTATTTTAGTCATCAAGAGGTTATCCACTACTTGGAAACTGGTGAAGAACCAGAGAAAGTGGAGGAGGATGTTGAAAGGGAAAAATTCAATTTCGACGATTACCAGAAGGCATCAGATGATGACCTTAAGGTTTTCTTCTCTGATTGTAAGGAGGGTTTGATACGCTCCATCATCAAGAGAGACAGCATCTATGATCCTAAGGTCATAGATGAAATACACTCTAAGTTTCTTAATGTAGAACTTAAAGTCAAACCTATATTTAATTTTCAATATAGGGATTACTATCAATCCAAGAAGTTGGAACATGAATTGATAGAAGGAGTCAAGTCTGGAGATATCCCGACTGACCTAGTTGAGGATGATAGTGTCATCCTCAAGAAAGCCTCTAAGTATAAAAATCTTAGGGTGATAATAACTGATGATAAAAAGCTTTGTCATAAGTTAGGAAAAACAACCTGGAAAGTTATCCAGATTGCTGCAAAAGGTGTTCATAAATTTTACGAATCACTTCTATCAGCCTCCATTGATGAGGGGCTGTGGTTACCCGGTTCTGAGAATTCAGAATTGGATTACTTTGATAAAGATGCCCTCGAAAGGGATATCAAAGAAACACATAAACTAGATGAAGTCGAGTTTATATATGATACTGGTAGTCTTAAGGCTAACAGGGTTAAAGGGGGTGGACTACCCACCCTCAATGATATTGAACCGATAGATTTCTATGCAGTTCAAGGGAAAGTATCTCACAAAGTGAAATACTTAACTAAAACACTTTACCTAGCAGGTAGAGTGTATATAAAAGGAAAATATATATAGTTTTTCTTTTTGGCAGTCCTTAGTAATGAATTACTTAGGTCCGAATTGTAGAATCAACTGAATGAAGACTCTAGTCTGAGAAAGTTGTTCCTATAAGGAGGGCCAATAGCCAATTCCTAG